CAAGTATTCTGTCGCCTGCATTACTTCGAACGGGGTAGTGTTGATATGTTCGAACCCTACGCCACCGTTTAGGTTGCTGTAGTCTCGGATCAGACCTGAAATCGTTCCAGCTCCGGCATCTTTTTCTGCGTAATAAATGTGTTCTTCTTGGGCTTCTCCGGCTTTTAAGACAATTATCCCTGGTGCTTCTGTCGGGACTGGAGTGAGCGATGCGGAAGTCACTTCGGCGGCTGAGATTGTGGCCGACAGTACCCCTCCAAAATTATTGTCTGCTCTTAACAATTTGTTTTTCATACTTTTAGTTTATCTTTTATAATTGTTTATCACAAGTTTTGACCTATATCACGTTCTCGGAGTCGAACACTTCGGTGGGTAGCAGGAACGCTTCTCCTCTCATGGAAACAAGCACGAAGTCGTCTTGGCTTCCCTCTTTAGTAATTTCGAATCCGAGTGAGTTTCCAATCTCGTAAATCTCTTTTCTACGTGTTTTGTCTAGGTCTGATGAGCTAGGTGGTGCGCCTGTCGATACACCCCATCGCACGGTTCCCCACCTTACTATTCCCCATCCAGTCTGAACTATACTCGAGAACTGCTTTTCATCGATTGTAGTGGCTCCATCAAGGATCGTTTTTAGTTTGAGCATTCCTTTGATTCTGAAAAGTCTTAGGTCTACCCACTTCCAAATTTTTTGCTGTCCGGAATTTCCCAAGTCTTCATTTCTTGTTTTTATGGTCGTGACGATTGCTGTGCCGTCGTAGTTGGCCAGTTGACCCTCTACTCCAAATTCGAACACATTGTCGTCATCACTGGCTCCGGCATATAGTCTCTTTTTTCCGTCTGCGCCGTCCCAGACTGCCCAGCACTTGACGTGGGCATCTGCGCCGTCCCACTTACCCAGGAAAGCTAGGTATCTTCGGTCATATGGCAGGATCATGTCATTGTACGTTGCCCCTCTCGATCGGCATGCCAGGAGGTATCTTCCGTTGAAATACACTCCCTCAGCCTCGCTTAAATATGCAGGATCGATGTTGTCGAATAGACTTTGGACTCTTCCCTCAGTGAGTGAGGTTGTGCGGATAGAAGCGGCAAAGTTTGGCTCATATCCTAGGATTCTCAATTTTCCATCTGAGTCGAGGAATATCACATCGTTTTCCATGACTACCATACTTCCTGGTGCGCCACAACCTACGTATGTGATCAATTCTTGGAGGATCGCATCTCCGTTGGTGCTACTGAAATAGAATTGGTGGACTGAGTTTTGTTTGCTTACAATTATTTTGCTCTCAAACGGAGCTAGACCGCTTATTCCGCCGTCATTGTCTCCGGCTCTCACGTCAACCCATCCTCCGTTGTGGACTGGGCTAAACGATTCGTATTTGTCTCCGGTTCCGGAGTAGTACAGCCTATCCCTTGAAGTTGGGTCACCTGCGCCCACCAAGGAGCCTCTCAACTGCTCCCATACCTCTACCACGATACCATCGGTGCTGTCCCCATCGGGTGGAAGCCAAACTTGTGGGGTGACAGTTCCATCATCCACCCATGTAATTGTCGTTCCGGATGCCGGTTGGTCGATGTATTTCATCAACGTGACTCCGGTTCCTGTTTTGTTTCTTCCGTAAATGTTGTATCCGATTACTTGAGATTCTGTCCTACGTGTGAACGCCACGCTATTTTTATTGGTGGTGTCGAGAACAAGGTTTCCGTTTGCGATTGCAACTTCTGTGGCTGGTAGTGATTGACCTTTGGCTGTGACTGTAGTCACTGTGTAGGTGTACTCGGCGGTTCCGGTTGTTCCTACTGGGGTAACTGCTAGTCCGGCAGGTGCGGCTACAGCTGTAAATCTTTGCAATCCGGAGGTACTTGTGTATTTAGTGAAGTCATCGGTTCCGTTTCCAAAATAGATCGCTGACCTCATTTTTACACCTCTGGTTCGTAGATCGACTGTGAATGTTGCCCCTGCTACTGAGTTCCATGCACTCGTGGACGAGTCGTAGTCTCTGAGGACTCCGTTTGAAATAGCGAGCATTTTATTGACTGTAATTCCGTTTTTGAATGGGAACAGGCCGTCTACATGTGCACCTCCGACTGGATTTCCTAGTTGAACTCCGCCTCTTCTTGGTCTGATTGATCTTTTTCCAAAAAGTTCGCCGTTTATCATACTGGCTAGTTCCGTGCCTCTCAGCTCGGTTGCCAAGGAATATGTGTTGACTCCTGAGTTGAAACCATCAAACATCCATCCTTTATTCGGTAGATTTTGACCTCCTGTGATTGGTGTGTATGGAATCATTTATTTTTAAGGATATTTACGCCTAAAACCCATGTACTTTAGGTAATGTTGGATTCTCTTTGGGTTGCCGGTATTTTCCTCAGATTGTTGATCGACTACTCCAGCAAGGCGTTTGTTGTAGAGGTTGAACAGTCGATTTCCTTGACCATCAAGGTACCTCCCCCATTGCACGTATGCGGCCGCTAGGGTCGCTACGACCTTTCTGTATCGGTCTGGGATCGGGAACGTGTCGGTTAGTGTGGTGATTCTGGCTGGGATGTAGTAGTACCACATGTGGATTGCTTGTCCGGTAGTCACGTCTTTGGTGAACACGATATAAAGCTCATCCGGTGTCATGTAGAAAAAGTTTTTACCCACGTACTGGGATTCGTTTCGTTTGCTCCAGTCGATCGGCAGGATCGGTTTTGTTGAACTTCCAAGGGTAATTTCCTTGATACCTCCAGGCTGTCGAATATCTGTGATGGTGGCGATGCTGTATTTGTTTAGGGCGTTGCCATCAGTCGTAATCGTGGCGTTTTCTTTGACCAAAAATGGGAACTTGCGCTCATTGGCGAAGTCTATCACCGCATCGTTGTAATGATTTATTCTGGGGGTTGTGACGTTAGGTGTTGCCTCACCCAATTCTCTTGAGAGATCACCGCATCCGTTTTGTAGCGTAACCGACATAGTATTTTTTAGCTAGGTACTATGTTTGTGCGATTATGCTTTTTTTGCGAGTCGTTTATTATAATAAAGATTCGCTTCGACTTGGACGAATCCCTCTAGTTTAATCTTCGTGATGTGCTGTGGAAAGAAAACATTGAAGCGGACATCTTCCGGATTGCAGAATATGTACCGTGCTTTCTCTTCCAGAGCCTTTATTACTCTTTCGTATTCAGGCTTTTCTAAATGCTCTAGTACGTCCATTATAACAACTCCGTCCCAGTTGTCACCTGTCCATTCGTAGTTCTCACCTACAACCTTTACTTTAGCTTCGTGTTTTTTGAATCTCCACTCGGCGTACTTCATGGTTTCGCTTCCCTCAAGGTCTAGGTACGTCACGTCACAATCTGCTTCTTTGGCCAGTCTGATGCTGTATTCCCCAATCCCCCCACCAAAATCAAGCACCTTTTTGATGCCGTATGAGTCGGCCATGTCCACCATCAAGTCGACAAGTGGCGTAATCATGCTTTGGTATTTGGTCAGGTCAAATTGATACCAGTCAGTTTCTCGGTAGAATCTCATCATCTCCTCATGGTTGAGTTCTTTGTGCTGTTTCCCCCAAATCCACGCCAATTCGTACACGGCGGCCTTACACCTCTCTTTGACAAGTTCCACCGGCATCTGGTGGTACTCCACGAGGTCATTTAGTATTTGTTTGGCTCTTTCGGCTTGGTCTATCATTTATATTTCTGGGTTCCAAATTTCGTCAACGTCTTGCTCCGGACGATCCTTTGCATAGGCTTCATAGTCTTTGGCATCGTACTCGTACTCTCCGATGTGTTTTAGGTCGATCGTTGGATCACAGAAAATCTTAAATCCTGCCTGTTGGGCTTTGTGGCAGAAGTACACGTCCTCCCCCATGTCCATATCGTGATATTTTCCGTAGAAGAAATATGGGGGTTTGATCGCTTTGAGTACTTTGGTGTTGATCAACATAAAGCCAGTGGCAACTGAGAATACTTCGAAAGGTTTTGTCTTTGGCCAAAGTCTTGGAATAGTTAGGGTTTTGCCCATCTTCTGAGCAATTACCGGTGCATGGGGTGGTTGCTTTCGGTAGTACAATCCTCCGACTACATCTAGATTCAGGCTCATGAGTCTGTTCAGGGCATCACCTGGGA